TTGCCTTGCACCATTAGTTCTGGATGGTCTGCAGCTTTTACTGGTTCCCAACCTTCACGGAAACGTGTTGAAACGTTTGTTTGGTTAGACTGACCTAATATTGCTGTAGCAATCCATCTAAAACTATAGCCTGGTTCCGGTGTCGGATCAGGTAATGCGCTAGAAGGTATGTAAACGTTGCGGGTTGTTTTTTCACGAGTTTCAATCTCGCGTGGATTACGTGTATTAGCCATTTTTGGCCTCCTGTTTTAAGTATTCTTGAGCATAAAGATCGCGGGGGATTCCTAACCTATCGGCAAGTGCTGCTGCCGAAGCGGATATCTTGACTGACTTCTTGGCCCCCGTAGTACGAGTAGCAGAAGCAACAACCGTCGATGGCTTCTTAGCTGGTTCCGAAGTCTTGCGACTTTCAGGTTCCTGGAATACTTCCGGGAATACACTTTTTAAGCGGCCGTCAATGCGGTCGAAATATTCATCACTTCGAGGGTCGACACCCGTCGAGACTAGCTTTTGGTGCAGTCCAAGAGCGAAGGCTGTCATATCTTCGTACCCCGGAGATCCGAACCACTGGTTTTTTGCTTGCCAGCGCAAGGTCTTTTCGTCGGTCTGGGGTGTATCTTGTCCCGATGTTTGTAGTTGTACAGGAGTTTCGTAGTTTTGTAAAGGGGTTGGCTTGAAATTTTTTGCTGCTTCTTTTTCAAACATAGCCTCAGTCAATGCCTCATTAGCTGCAATGATGGCATCAGTGTCGTAGGATTCCTGTGCTTCTTTCAATTTACGGCGCGCAGCATCGAGTTTATTCTCTGCTGCTGTCTTCATCATATCTTGATAGGTAACTTCGCCTGTCTGTACGTACTGCTTCAAGCGTTTGTTCTCTTCAAGGACTTGCTGTGCTAAACGTAAAGCCTCTTCCCGTTGACGTTCCGCTGCTTCTTTTGCACGACGTTCGTCGTGGCGAGCATGGGTCAGTTCTTTGATTCGGCCCTGCACACCTTTGGTGTAGCCTTCGATTTCTTCCTCAGAAGGATCTTCAACTTCACGGTTAAGCGGCTTGGCAAATCGGTCTTTCTCGGGGGTATCATCCTCAATAATGATGTCTGTTTCTTCCCCTTCTACGGAAATATCCAGTTCATCTGTAGGATTATCCAGAGGATTTACGCTATCCACCTCATCTGGAAACTTAAATTCTTGTGCCATAAACTACTCCTTAATAAGCACCGAAATAACGCTCGGTGTGTACGTTTGACTTGCGCCGGTTCCATTCGGCGGGTACTACTTGTAAGTTGCTAGCTACGCTTAAACCGCCTTTTGACACAGGAACAATGTGGTCTACATGCCAAGAAAAGCCTGTAATAGCGCTGCGCTTACGCATAAGATCGACTGCTTCAGTAAGAACTAGCCTGTCAAACTCGGGTAAGTTCTTTTCAAAACTACGGCGAACTATCTGGTATCTAAGTTTTGCTTGTTTTCTAGCTTCAGAAAGCGGTTTAGCACTTCTACGTTTTTCATATGCTGCCTTACCACCAACTGCTACATAGGCTGCGTCTTCTTTCCGTTTTTGTGCTTTACCTTTTTCAGAAGAGTAATACTTTCGTTTAGCCGCTTTAACCTTTTCAGGGTTTGCGGCTCTCCAAGCTCTAAGATATTCAGTTCTAGTACGCACGCGTGATTCCCCTTGGGTCCTCGACAACTGCTTCTACTTGGTCGTCGTTGATAATCCGAAACTCTTTTCCGTAAATCATTACACGGGTTCCTGAGTACGCCCGAGTGATAACAAAATCACCCTCTTTACACCAAGCACCTGTTGGAAATTTTGTTTCGTCTTTATAAGCGAGATCGCCAATCTTTAAAACAAATAAAACTGGAGAAGTCTGTTCTTCGATCTTCATAGTTTCTTTTGCTTTTTTAATCAGTGAGTTCTCGAACTCGTCCTTAGCTTCAATCAGAGCGCATAAAATTTTCCACCCTTTTGGATCAGGTAGTTGTTTTGCTGCTTGCTCATTAGCGATATCTGCTTCGTCCATTGCTGCTTGCTCCGCCTGTGAAGTTGGAGATACTACGCCCGGTGGCAGGATTAACCCTTCCGGTGGTAATGCGATGGTTTCACTCATCGTTGTCTTCTTTCAGTTTGTCAGCGAGGTCAAGTAAGTGGCGCTCTGCGAAAGCTAGACCTCGAATCACTCCGCAAAGCTCTTTGTACTGCTCAAAGCTAGAACACTGACCATTTGCCAAATCATCAGTGTAGTTGTTCATATCTGTGCGCAACTTGTCACGCATTGCGGCTACGAACTGAGCCGTTAGTAGATCGATCACTCTTCAGTGCCTCCTTCAGGGGTTTGGTGTTGCTGTAAAAGATTAGTCTGGTGCTTAAACAAATCCGCCGCGGTATCTATCTGTTTGTGCTTATCCTTTTGAGCAATATCTGCAACTTTCAAAAGGCCTTGTGTAGCATTAGTACGGAAGGTATCGTGGTGCATTTGTTGCTTATCAATAAAGTCTGTAGCAACGCCAACAGCTTTCTGCACTTTTTCACTATGCATTTGCTGCGCCTTAAGTTGCAGTTCTTGTTCACGGAATGCATTATCAGCTGCGTCTTTTGCTTTCTTGCGTTCAAGTTCACCTTGTTTAACTTGCTGATCAATTAACTGTGCTTGTAGAACAGGGTCTTGGGCATTTTGCTGTGCTTGTTGCTGAGCAGCTGTAGCTTGGCTTTGGGCCAATACTTGTGGGGCAGCTTGGGCGACCAAACGAGAAATCTGAACTTCAAGGCTTTGTGGGATATCGTCTTCTGGATCAGGTAACGGAGCGCCCAAGGCAGCTTCGATCTTAGCTCTATAAGCGTATCCAAGGTGTTCTGCAATATGTGATTCCATTGCAGCTTGAATGGCTTGTGCCTGTGGGTTCTGCCCAATCAACTGCATAATTAACGGGTCTTGCATAGCAGAAGTGTGGACCTTAATGTGCGCTTCGTGGTCCTGATACATAAACGCTTTCATTGGCTTACCTTTAAGGGCGGCCATATTTTCTGCTACAGGGTCACGGGGCTTCTGGTCATCATCCAAAGGAACAAGTTTGTCGGCATTCTTAATACCAATAACATCAAGCATTTGCCGATGTAGCTGTGGAAGATTGTAGATTTGTGGTGCTGATTGCGCAAGCTGAATAACGGCTTGGTATTGGACTACCCGTTGTGACAACGTAGCTGCATTAGGGTCTGAAACTGGGATTACATCAACCAAACTGTAGTCAGATTTTTTGGCAGAAACAGGGCCTTCTTCTGGTTCGTAGTTATAGTCTTCTTCAGTATAGTCGCGGATAATACCGGCTAGCAGTTTTAGTTCTTGGCGAAGTGCATAATGCACACGAGCCTGAACCGCGCTCATTACTTTCAGCGTTCTTTCCAGAATAGCCAATGTTGTACCGACAGGTGCGTTGGCTGACATGTCAGCAACTTGCATATCAGAAGTAGACGCAAAGCGACGACCTTCTTCAATAATCTTATCCATCAAACCAGCTAATACTGCAGATGGCTCTTTGTAAGGAAGTGGCAGAATGTTGTCACGGATTGAACCAGAACCAACGTCAACGTCACGGAACTCGCCCGGCGCTATAGGAGTATCGTCGCCTTTGATTCTTAATCCGCGAGACTTAAGGCCACCTGGTAAATTGGAAAGAGTACCGGCATCAACCAACTGACGCAAAATAGAAGTGGCTGACTTAGCAAATCCACCAATAAGGTGAAAAAGACCAAAGCCATAAGCGCCATATCCGGGGATGTATTGGTAATGTACGAAATGCTGCCTTTTAAGTTTAAGGTCATCGTCTTCTTTCCAGTTTCTGCGAATTGCCAGAATCTTGTTTGAGCCGCGAATTAATGTAACTACGTAAGGCAGAGCAATTCCAGTTTTCTCTCCGTCTTCTTCATCTTCATAACCGGGCAAGTCTAAATCGACGTGGCACTCATACAACTCGTAGCGCTCGTCATGGGTTGCAGTAAATCCTGTTTCTTTGTCTTTCTTTTCCTGAATCTCTGTACGGAAACGCTGTGGCTCACCAACATCAATATCACGGTAAAAGCCAGCGTACATTAGTTTGGTCAGCTCATTCTTAGTCTTATACATGCGGTGCGTTACACGGTAGCATGATGCAATCTCACTGGCGCCATATGGAAGAATAATGTCTTCAGCAGGAATAAAAATAGAAATCTGACGGCCAATACTTGGGTCGTAATAAACCTTCTTAAAAGCAGAACCAGCAGATGGTAAGTTCCATAGCATGCGTTCATGCTCATTACGGAACTCAGGCATCTTTTCAGTCAGCTGGTAGTTCATGTCTTCTTCTACGCGCTGAGCAGCTTCAATTTTTTCTTGGCTATCTTTACCAATAATTGCCGCTTTAACTGGGCCTGACGCTGGGAAAGTTTCCATAATTGTTTCGGACTGGAAACGTACAACTGCTTCTGTAATCATTGGGTGGAATACACCACAAGCGCCATCCCAAGGTTCTACGCGTTCTTCAAACTTCAGGCCAAGCAAAGTAATACCGTCTTTGTACATCTTCTCCCAGTCTTTGCGGGAGTTCAGGTCATTATCAATATCGCCAGCTAATTCGGAAGCTAGACTCTCTAGCTCGCCTTCATCCATTTCTTCCGCTAAGTTAGTATCAAACTCTGGGTCTTCGGCTGGCTCAATATCAATTTCCATACCGTCAATGCCAATATGAACGGCCTCCGGGTCTTCGATTTCAATTTCTAAATCGGGTTGCCCATCTTCTTCTTGTAATCCTTGCGGAGCACGGTATAAACTTTT